GTAGTTCCTGCTGTTATTAAAAGTCCTTTAACTAAAGCAATAGCTTCAAAAGGTCTTAAAGGGACATTGACTCGAGGTGCCATAAGTGGTGCAAGAGTTGACGCACTTTCTATATATTCACAAGAAGACAATGCTCTTGGAGTTTTAGAAAGTCATTTCCCGGGATTAAATATTCCACTTGCAACTAAAGAACACGACCATCCAATGATGAAGACATTTAAGAATGTCGTTGAGGGTATGGGATTAGGTATCTTGTCCGATACTGTTTTAGCTGGATTGGGAGTTGGATTTAAAAAAACTAAAGGTGCTGTACAAGGCAAATTTAAAGGAAGTGGTGCTCTACCAGAACCAACTGTCATTGATGAAATGGCAACGAGTCGAGAGATACAACGACGTAAAACAGGAAACGTACAAGCAAATGGTAGTAAAGCTGACCAAGCTAGATTAAAACAAATTAATCAACAGTTAGGTGGTAATCCATTTGATGAAGAGTTAAAAACTATTCAAGCTCAAAGAACTGCATTAAAACAACAGAAAAAAGCATTATTAGGTAACTTAGACCCTGATGATGTAAAAGCAAAAAAAGAAATTGAAGAACTTACTTTAACAATAAAAGAAGCTAATAAAGCAGTTAAAGCAACAAGACTAAAAAGTAATAAGTGGAAACCTAAGAATGCAGATGAAGCACTTATAACTGAGCGTGATGAAATAGTTGCAAGAATTGAAGCCGGTAAAAAGAAATTTGGTGCTTATAAGAATCCTGAATTTGCAGACAAGACACAAGGAAATGCTAATGCTACTGAAGATTTATTCAATGTTAATCAATCTCGTAAGATGATGAAAACTGTTGGTGGAGCTGAAGAAGGTTCTATTGGAACTGTAGTTAGTGTTAACGGAAGAAAAAATATAGCTGCTTCTTCTGAGATGACTTGGAAAGAAATAGCAAAGATTGAAAAAGCTTTTAAATCTAATGAACTTATTAAACAAGATATTTCAAAGGCTAGATCAAGAGGATTAACTACTGACCAATACTACGCTGAAAACATTGCCTTATATAAGGAAATGGTTGAAGGTCGTAATACCTCTAACATGACAGTCGAAGAGTTTTTGGCTCCTGCTAAAGCTAGAGGAATGGATATAAGAGAGGTAGATGGAGAAGTTATTTATGCAAACGTATTACCATCAACTGCTAACGCATTAGATCTTGTAGCTGGTGACTTACTTAGGAAGTTAAGAGATACAGGAATTATGAGTAGGGAAGTCGAAGATATCTTTAATTTAAAAGATGTCGATGGTCCTCTACAGACAATGATTGAACAACTTATCGGTGTTGTTCGTACAACAAAGATGGCTAGATATGCTGCTGGTAGGACACTAAAAGATTTTGACAATGCAGCAGTAAGAGCACAAATGTTTGGTGATATTGATAAGCAAGTTAAAGAGCATATTAAATCTCTACAATTAGCTGTTCAATTAGCTGGTAAGACAGGAGACGATAGTCTTCTTAATGGTATTAGAGAAATGATTTCTCAGGCTAACCATCCATCTGATGTGGAATCATTAATGACATTCTTACGTACAAAGATGCGTGGTGGTGAATTAAATGGAACTAAGAAAACAGGTGAATTAGTTAGACAGCTAGGGATGGTAATGACCAATAGTGTTTTGTCTGGACCTAAAACTCCAGTTCGAGCAATTATGGGTACATCCAGTGCAGTCTTTTTAAGACCAATGGCACAAATGGCTGGTGCTGCTTTAGGTGGTAATGGAAGAGCGTATAGAGAGGCATTAGCTGACATAAATGGAATGATTCAATCTATTCCAGAATCTTTTAAATTATTTAAAAGTAAATTAAATAGCTATTGGTCTGGTGATATAGCAAATATTAGAACTAGATTTGCTGAAGTAACTGCCGGTGACAGTAACTGGGAAGCTATGAAATACCTTATAGAAAAAGAAGGTACAGCAGCAGATAAAGGTGTGTTCTATATGGCTAATATTGCTAGAGCTGCTAACGATAATAAGTTTCTTACCTACTCCACTAAGATAATGGCAGCTACTGATGATGCCTTTGGTTATATCTTAGGTAGAGGAAGATTAAGAGCTAAAGCATATAGGCAAGTATTAGATGAAGCTGGTGGAGAATTTGGCAACATAACACCTGATATGGTTGCTAAAGCTGAAAGTAATTTTGTTGACAGTATTTTTGATGCAGAAGGTGGTTTAAAAGATGAGTATATTAAAGGAGCAAAAAGAGAAGCTACTTTAACTCAAGATCTAACAGGATTTGCAAAAGGATTAGACACAGTATTTAAGAGTCAACCTTGGGCTAAGCCATTCTTCTTATTTGCAAGAACAGGTGTTAACGGTTTAAACCTAACAGCAAAGCATACTCCCGGATTTAACTTTTTAGTTGAAGAGTGGAATGATATTGCATTTGCTAAACCCGGAGATTTCTCAAAAGTTAAAAAGTACGGTATTGAAAATGCACACGATTTAGCTAATGCCAGAGCTATCCAAAATGGAAGATTAGCTATGGGTTCTGGAGTTATATTCTTAGCTGGTCAAAAGTTCTTATCTGGAGAATTACATGGTAATGGTCCTGCTGACAGAACAAAAAGACAGATGTGGATGGATGCTGGTTGGAGACCCAGAACTATCAAGTTTGGAGATACTTGGGTAAGTTATGACGCATTTGAACCATTTAACCAAGTACTTTCAATTATTGGAGATATTGGAGATCATCAGGAATTGATGGGTGAAGAGTGGGCAGCAGATAACTTTCAAAAACTATCCTTAGTTATTGCACAGGGTATAACCAGTAAATCTTATATGGCTGGGTTGCAGCAGTTTGTTGAGTTGTTTTCAGGTAGACCCGGACAGTTAAACAGAATGATTGCTCAACTAGCAAACAACTCTTTACCTTTAAGTAGTTTAAGAAATGAGTTAGGAAAAGTATTAACTCCATACACTAGAGAGTTAGGTTCTGAGATTGGTGACTCTATAAGAAATAGAAACTTAGTTTTTGAAGGTTTAGCTTCTGAACCACTACCAATTAAATATGACATGTTAACTGGTGCTCCTATTAAGGACCACGATTTTATAACAAGAATGTTTAATGCCATTTCTCCTGTTCAATTGAATATGGATTACTCTCCCGGTAGAAAGCTTTTATTTGATAGTGGATATGATTTAAGAACATCTACTTATTCTGCTCCTGATGGGACTGACTTAAGCAGAAATCCAAAGATAAGATCACTATTCCAAGAAGCAATAGGTAAGCAAAATATATTACTTAAATTAGATAAATTAGCTGCAAACCCCGGAATCTTAGAATCCATAAAAGAAATGGAATATGACCGTGACAATGGCTTACGTCATATAGACCCTAAAAAATATGCACACAACGCAAGAATAAAAATCTTATTTGATAATGCTAAGCGAATTGCGTGGAACCAAATTAAGAATGACCCACGTATTCAAGAGTTAATTAAAGAGGAAAGACGAAAGCAGTTAGATGGAATTAATGCTAACAGACGCAGCCTCAACACAATAATAAAAATTCGCAAATAACAAAGGTGGATAACCCATGGCGGTACAGACAACTGAAGAATTTAAAAATGGCGGAGCCACCTCTTACGCCATCACAATTGAATATTTAAAAGCGAGCGACATCAAGGTAAGAATTGGTGGAGCTTTACAAACTTATGTAGCAAGTAGCCCAAGTTCTGGAGAATACACTGTAAGTGGTACAACAGTAACTCTTGGAGCACAAGCTGCCGCAGGATCAGGAAACGTACATATTTATAGAGAAACAGATGTTAATACAGCAGCAGCCGTATTCGCTGCTGGTTCATCTATTAGAGCAGCCGATCTAAACGCTATCCATGATATGGGTAGATTTGCTGCTGTTGAGCATAGAAATAAAATAATTACAGCAGATATAAAAGAAGGACAAGTTACAACTACTGAACTAAAAGATGGAACTATCCTGACAACAGATATAGCTGCCGATCAAATAACTAATGCACTAATAGCTGACAATCAAATTGACTCTGAGCATTATGTAGACGGATCTATTGATCGTGTACATTTAGAAGCCGATATAATAGACAGCACTAAATTAGCTGATGACGCAGTTAACTCAGAACACCTTGTAGATGGGTCTATTGACCACGTACATTTAGCTGTCGATATTATAGATGGCGATAACATACAAAATGATGTTATTAATTCTGAACATTATGTAGCTGGTTCTATAGATCATGAGCATTTAGCTAATGACATTATTGATGGAGACAATATTCAAGATAGTGTTATTAACTCAGAGCACTATGTAAATGGTTCTATAGATAGAGAACATTTAGCAGCAGATATTGTAGACGGTACAAAAATAGCTGATAATGCTGTAGGAGCTGAACATATACAAGCTAATGCTGTTACAGATTCTGAGATAGCAACTGGAACTTTAGATAACAGATACTACACAGAGACTGAACTTAATGCTGGTCAACTAGATAACAGATACTACACAGAAACAGAAGCTGAAGGTCTATTCCTTAGACAGGATTCTTCAGAAACTATTGCTAGTGGAGATACATGGTCTGGTCTCGATTCAAAAGTAGCAACTACTGCTGCTATTGATGCAAGAATAATTGACCTACTTGATGACACAGGTGGATTCGTACCTTTAGCAAATGAAACTTCATTCCCTACAGCTAATCCGGATATTAACAACGGGGCTGGCACTGTGGTGTCTGTTAAAGCTGTATCAACAAATCTTACCCCCAGCTCCGGAACCGTTACCATTGCAAATGGTGCAGGAACTGGTAACACTGTCACTATTACAGGCGTAACTGGAGTTATACCTTCAGGCTTTGGAATGATACTTGAAACAACAAGTACATTACATACCTACGCATTCCATAGATTACAGGCAAAAGCTACTGAAGTTAATGCTGTTGCTTCAAACATCACTCAGGTGGCGGCTTGCGGTAATAACTTAATTGATATCTATAACTTTGCTGATTTATACCAAATCTCAACTACAGCTCCTACACAAAGAGCTGATGGTAGTTCATTACAAAATGGTGACCTTTGGTACGACAGTTCAAACCTCGTAATGATGGTTTATGACGGCTCCGCAGGAGACGGCTTCTCACCAATCACACCTAACCAATCAACTATCACAGCTATTAATACTGTTGCTGGACACGTTACTTATCAAGAAGACTTAGGTCTTATAACTGACGCAGTTAATACTGGTTCAGGAAATAACTCAATTAATACAGTTGGTGCAAACATAGCTGCGGTTAACACAGTTGCTGCTGACTTAAACGAAACAACATCTGAAATAGACACAGTTGCAACCAACATTACAAACGTAAATAACGTAGGTAATAGTATTGCAAACGTTAATGCGGTAGCTGGTAATGCGACAAATATAAATGCTGTTAACAGCAACGCTACAAACATTAATGCTGTAGCTGCTAACAACGCAAATATTACGGCTGTTAAAAATAACGAAGCTAATATTAACGCAGTTAAAAATAACGAAACTAATATTAATGCAGTTAAAAACAATGCTACAAATATAAATACAGTTGCCGGTATAAATGCAAACGTAACTACAGTTGCTGGCATATCAGCCAACGTAACGGCTGTAGCTGGAAACGCCACTAATATTAATGCAGTAAAAAATAACTCAACTAATATCAATGCGGTTAATGCAAATTCAAGCAATATAAACACAGTTGCTGGAAACAATACCAACGTCTCAACTGTTGCTGGTAAAGCTACTGAGATTGGAAGACTAGGTACTGCTGATGCAGTAGCTGATATGAACACTTTGGGTACAACAGCAATCGTATCTGACTTAGATACTTGCGCTAACATCTCAAGCAACATATCAACAGTTGCTGGTATTTCTGCAAACGTGACAACTGTAGCTAATAATAATGCCAACGTTACAGCAGTAGCTGGTAATGCGACAAACATCAATACAACAGCGACTAACATTGCTGACGTAAATAACTTTGTAGACAGATATCAAATATCTTCTTCAGCTCCTACACAAAGGACTGACGGTTCATCATTACAAAATGGTGACCTTTGGTTTAATAACACCTCTGTAGCTATGGAAAGCTATGACGGTAGTGCTGGAGATGGTTATACACCTATACAACCAAGTGCAACAGTAATACAAAATATCGCCAATGTTACTGGTTTTGTGACATTTGTCGAAGATAACGGATTAATTACTGACGCTATAAATACAGGGACAGGTAATAACTCAATTAATACTGTTGGAGCAGATATAACAAACGTTAATACAGTCGCTGGAAGTATTGCAAATGTCAATACAACTGCTGGAAATATAACTAATGTCAACACCGTAGCTGGTGCAATAGCCAATGTAAATACAGTTAGTGGTCAAATAGCAAATGTAAATAGATATGCAGATGAATACGTAATACAGAGTAGTACTCCGTCTTCACCCTCGGAAGGAGATCTCTGGTATAACAGCACAGCTAATACACTTAATTACTACAACAGTAGTGCATGGGTAGCTATTGCTCCCGGTATTTCTGGATTGGTTAATGATGCTAACCCTCAGTTAGCTAATCACTTAGATTGCAACGACAAGAATTTAACAGAAGTAGCAACTATAAGCGGAAACAACTTACAACTCGATTTCGGTACACTTTAAATGGCAAAATTATTAAAATTAAGACGTGGTACTACAACTCAGCACGCATCATTTACTGGTGCCGAAGGTGAAGTAACTGTAGATACCTCAAAAGATACAGCCGTCATACATGATGGTTCACAAGCTGGTGGTAGACCACTAGCAAGAGAAGATATGAATAACGTATCTTCAGCTTCCATTGCTGGAAGATTAGCTACAGATTCTATAGCACCATCTAAGATTGGAGCTGGAGGTTTACCTTCAGACGTAACCATAGGTAGTGCAAACATAGTTGATGGAACAATCGTTAATGCTGACATAGCAGCTAACGCAGCAATAGCTGGTACAAAACTAGAAAACTCTGGCGTAACTGCTGGCACTTA